TCGCCCTGACTGCCAAAATCGAGTCTGTAAATGTAACACCTGTACCTGCTCTTGGTGATGTTCTTGGTGCTGCTCCTGTACCTGCACCTGTTCCTGTGGCTGCTCCTGTTGCCATGCCACCAATGCCCACTTTCGCACCAGCCCCAACAGTGCCGGTGGCATCTGGCGCACCGTTTGTGGATGGTAAGGGTCTGATCGAGTATGTCATGGGCGCGTACAAGGCCATGGGACCCCAGAAGGGAGCCGCGATCCAAGGCGTTCTAACCCAGATGGGCTACCAGAACATCAATGATGTGAAACCTGAGCACTATGCCGCGTTCTATGCTGGCGTGGAGGCACTCAAGTGAGCGATCACGCAGCCCTCTCACCCTCAAAGCGACACCGCTGGGCGGTCTGTCCGGGATCCATCCGAGAAGAAGCCAAGTTCCCCGATGAGCGCAGCAGTCTTGCCGCCATCGACGGTACGCATACTCACACGCTGCTTGAGCATTGCCTTTGGGCAGAGTTGACCGATGCAACCATCGTGGCAGGTCATGAAATGGTCGATCATGATGGATCATTTGTCGTTGACGTTGATCGCGCCAAGCGTGTCAATGTTGCACTGGATTACATCAAACTGCGCAAACAGGATTTGAGCCAGATTGATAAACCAGCCAAGGTGATCTCTGAACGTCGGGTTGACCTTGTGTTCCTTACTGGGCGAACCGATCTTAGCGGCACCGTGGACGTTCAAATCCATGGCGCAGATACGCTGGAGATCATCGACTACAAAGATGGAATCAGCCCCGTGCAGGCAGAGGACAATCTTCAATTGGAACAATACGCAATTGGGGCAGTGTCTGAGTATATTGCCAACAAGCAACCGTGGGATCAAATGCCCTGGGTCGATGTGCGCATGACAATCATTCAGCCGAAGCTGGCGATGAAAGGCATGTCGCCCATCACATCGTGGGTTATTCCGATCAGCCATCTGATGGATCGAGTTGAACGGCTGAAACAACAGGCCGCTGCCACCGATGCACCAGATGCACCACTCACCCCCGGCGAGAGTCAGTGCAAGTATTGCAAGGCCAAAGGTTCATGCTCTGCGCTGGCCGGTAACGTGATGAAGGAGGTGGGCATTATGTTCCAGTCGGTGCAACCCCTCGACATGGCACAGCAGTCTGCCGACAAAGACCCGGCAACCATGGATGACCAGCAGATCAAGCAGATCATGGAGGCTGCACCATTGCTGCGTCAATTGCTGGAAGGCGTTGAGAAAGAAGCATTGCGTCGTCTGGAGGCAGGTAAACCCATCCCCGGATTGAAGCTGGTTCACGGGCGTGGATCTCGGGTTTGGAACTTGTCCGAAGATGAAATGGCTGAGAAGCTGGTCAAGATGGGTATTCCAAAAACCGCAATCTATGTCACCAAGCTGGTGTCACCTGCGCAGGCCGAGAAGCTCACATGGGAAAAGCGCGACGGCACCAAGGTGACGTTGACTGAGCGCCAACTCAAGCGCATGGAACAGGAGTACATCAGCAAATTGGCTGGTAAACTGACTGTCGCTCCCGAGTCTGACAGTCGTCCCGCTGTCATCACAAACGCTGCGCCATTGTTCAGCGCAGTCGAGGCTGCACCTGTAATTGAACAACCTGTTGTAACTGAAACCCTGCCATCTTGGCTCATGTAATTTGAAAGGTAACTGTCATGTCCGAAATCATCTTCCTGTCCAACGTCCGTCTGTCCTTCCCCCACCTTGCCGAACCTCAGAAGCAGGTCAATGAGCAAACTGGCAAAGAGCGCATCTCGTACAACTGCGAGTTCATCATGTTGCAAGATCACCCCGGGTTTCAGCAGTTCATGCGGCACTATGCCGCCATGGCGCTGGACAAGTGGAAAGAACACGCTCAGACCGTCATGGGCATGATCCAAAATGATCGCAAGCTGCGCTGCTTTGGCAAAGGTGAAGAGAAGATCAACAAGAAAACCTTCCAGCCCTATGACGGATACGCTGGTCATGTGTTTATCACCGCAGGCCGGGACACCGCGCCCCAAATGATCCAAGCTGATGGATCAGCCATCGACCCCGCCAACACAATGGCGTACCAGCAACTGGCGCGCAAGATGTACGGTGGCTGCCGGGTCAACGCTGCTATCAAACCGTGGCTGCAAGAGAACAAGCATGGCCGTGGCATTCGCTGCGACCTGATTGCCGTGCAATTTGCTGCCGACGACACCCCGTTTGGTGAAGGCGCTGTAGATGCATCGAACCTGTTCGGTGCTGTAGCTGGTGCTCCCGCTGCCGCTCCCGGATTTGCACCCGCAGGAGTTCCGCAGTTCATGGCACCAACTGCGCCAGCGCAGATGCCTGCTGCACCGTTTGCCGGCGCTCCTGCCGGCCTGCCACCCTTCATGATGGGCTGATGTCAAACCGGGGTCGCTGATGCGACCCCACCTTCCTGAGTAACGGTAATGAGTAATGATTACGTTTTCGACATCGAAACCTATCCCAACGTGTTTACGCTTGCTGTTGAGCATGCCGATGCCCCGCTGCGCTGGATGTTTGAGATCAGCGACTGGCGCAACGATTCCCGTGAGATTGTCGCGTTTCTTCTATACCTCAAAAACACAAACGCCCGGATGGTTGGTTTCAACAACCTCGGGTTTGACTACCCCGTATTGCACACGCTGATGCGCATGGGCAAGTCAGATGCTGCCACGCTGTATCAGAAAGCCATGTCGATCATCGGATCGCAGGATGAGGATGATCGCTGGATGCATCTTGTCAAACCGGCTGACCGATTTGTCGAGCAGATTGATCTGTTTAAGATTCACCATTTCGACAACAAGGCTCGTTCCACCAGTCTGAAGATGCTGGAGTTCAACATGCGCTCCGACACCATCGAGGACTTACCGTTCAAGGTGGGCACCACACTTACCCGTGAACAGGTCGAAGTGCTTAAGCAGTACAACCAGCACGATGTGGCGCAGACCAAAGCGTTTTATCACCACAGCACAGACATGCTTCACTTCCGTGAGGAACTCACGCGCAAGTACGCCCGGGACTTCATGAACCACAACGACACCAAGATCGGCAAGGACTACTTCGTCATGAAGCTGGAAGAAGCCGGTGTTGCCTGCTATGACTATGGTGACAAGGGTCGCACACCTCGGCAGACCAAGCGCCCAGTGATTCATCTCAAAGACGCCATTTTGCCGTGGATCAATTTTGAGCAGCATGAGTTTAGCCGGGTTGTAACTTGGCTTAAGCAGCAGTCAATCACTGAAACCAAGGGTGTGTTCACAGACCTGACTGCAACGATTGACGGGTTCACGTTTGTCTTTGGCCTTGGGGGAATCCACGGGTCTATTGAGTCAGAGGTGATTGAATCTGATGACGACAACGTAATCATTGATCTGGACGTCACCAGCTATTACCCAAACCTTGCAATTGCCAATGGGTTTTACCCGGCACACCTTGGAAAAGAGTTTGTCACCATCTACAAGCATCTGTTCGAGCAGCGCAAGCAGTACCCCAAAAAATCGGCTGAATCGGCCATGCTGAAGCTGGCGCTCAACGGGGTCTACGGTGACAGCAACAACCAGTTCAGCGTGTTCTATGATCCGCTGTTCACCATGTCGATCACGCTCAACGGGCAACTGCTGTTGTGCCTATTGGCTAAACGACTGATGACAATTCCCGAGTTGCGACTGATTCAAGTGAACACGGATGGCCTGACCGTGCGAGTGCCGCGAAAGCACAAGCACATGATCGACACGATCCGCAACGGATGGCAACGGTTAACCGGATTAAACCTTGAAGAAGCGGTCTACAAGGCCATGATGATCCGCGATGTCAACAACTACATCGGTGTGTTTGAGGATGGCAGCACCAAGCGCAAGGGTGCCTACGAGTGGGATGCTAAATGGCATCAGAACGCTGGCGGCCTTGTGATCCCCAAGGTGGCCGAGAAGGTGCTGGTCGAGGGTGCACCAATTCGGCAGACCGTGCAGCAATGGCCTGACATCATGGACTTCATGCTGCGCACCAAGGTGCCCCGGTCCAGCTATTTGGCAATCGAGTGGGATGGTCAACAGCCCCAGCAGTTGCAGAACATCACGCGCTACTACATCGCTGAAGGTGGTGGTCGTCTGTTCAAGTGGATGCCGCCGCTCAAGGGTAAAACCGAGTGGCGCAAGATCGGTGTCGAGTCGGGTTGGGGTGTCCAGCCTTGCAACGACATCAAGGACGCCGGGAAGCTGCCGGTGGATTTTGATTACTACGTGAGAGAGGTGGAGAAACTATGTCTGGGATTAGCGTGACCGAAGTAACCGTTGAAGAAATCGAAGAGTGGAATCGAATGACCGCATTGAGCAAACAGGTGCAGGGTAACCATTACAAGGATTTGCCGATTCAACCCGTCGAATACATCCATGCCAACGGGATTGGGTACTTTGAAGGGAACGTGATCAAGTACATCAGTCGCTGGCGCAAGAAAAACGGGATTGCGGATTTGGAAAAAGCCAAGCACTACATCGAATTGCTGATTGAACTGGAGAACAAAAATGCTGGAAAAACAGATTGAAGCCCGAGTTTGTGATTACGCAAAGCAGCGCGGGATGCTTGTTTACAAGTTCACCAGCCCAGCCAGAGCCGCTGTCCCTGATCGTCTGTTTGTTCGTCCCGATGGGTTAATCTGGTTTTGTGAGTTCAAGCGCGAGGGTCAAAAACCCACTCCGGCACAGTCACGCGAACATCAGCGCCTGCGCAATCAAAACGTGTCCGTGTTTGTGGTGGACAACGTAGAAGATGGCATACGGATGGTGGACAACATGATCATGGAAATGACCCATGCTGACACCTGACCTGCTTCACGACTACCAGAAGAAGGCGGTCAATTTCCAATGTAGTCACCCCCATTCGATGCTGTGGTTGGACATGGGCTTGGGCAAGACCGTCATCACGTTGACCAGCCTTGCCCACCTGCTCAACACCGGCTTTTTGCGGGGTGTGGTCATCGTGGCACCTATCCGGGTCATCCGGCTGGTGTGGCGGCAGGAGGCTGCGAAATGGGAGCACACCAAGCATCTGCGCTTCAGCGTTGTTGCGGGAACCAAAGATCAACGCACCAGGGCATTACTGCGACAAGCTGACGTATACCTGATCAACTACGAGAACCTTGGCTGGCTGGCCGAAACGCTCCAGACCTACTTTGTCAAGAAAGATCGCCCGATGCCGTTCAACGGAATCATCTGGGACGAAATCAGCAAGATGAAGAACAGCGCCACGAATCGGGTCAAGGCGTTTCGCAAGATCGCAGACCAGTTCGACTGGACAACTGGACTCACCGGCACACCTGCCAGCAACGGGTATAAAGACCTGCATGGTCAGTTTCTTGTGGTGGATCGGGGTGAACGTCTGGGCACCAGCAAAACGGCCTTCCGCACCCGGTTCTATCGCAAGGTGGGTCCGTACAAAGAAGTGCCATACGAGGACACTGAGGACACGATCAAGAAGCTCATTGGGGATATCACGCTAGAAATGTCAGCGGAGGACTACAACCCGTTGCCTGATCTG